ATATGGTGATCTGGTAGATGAGGATGAAAACATTAAATTCGTATCGAACAAATGCCATGAGAAGATGGGACATTTTACAGAAATTGAATTTTGTGATGCTCTCGGGATAGAAATACGAAGTAAGGTATGGCAAAACAAGGCGAGGTTTCAAACGCCAGTCAGATGACGGCGAAAAAATATATCGTTTATTTGTCTTGCTGTAGGGGCCGGGGAGTGGATGCCTCGGCCCACATAAGGAGCGAATAATGAAAATAGTGTTAATAATCGGGATAGTTGTTTTAATATGCGGGTTATGTGGAATATTGCTTTGCATGATCCGGACAGACGCGAAAATCGAAGCGCGGAATCATATCAACAAAAGAATTATTGAGTTGTTTAAGGCTGGACGCGCAAACGAGGTTTACAATTTTTATGATAGTTTCGTTAGCAACAAGGAAGCGTCAATCTGCATGGTCAACACTGCTTTAATCTTCGATATTCCCGTCCATTATTTTATAGGATTAGCATACCAAGAGTCCGGATTCGATTATAGATGTAAATCCGGACGGAATACGGATGGGAGTTGCGATATCGGATTATTCCAACTCAATATGAACGTGTATAAAAAATACGACAGTATATATCTGCTTGAAATACGGAATAATACCCGGCTGGCAGGCGCGCACTTGACCGAGAATTATATTACTGCCGGCAATTGGTATTCCGCGCTCGGGTTATACAATGCAGGACACGAAAAGCATATCAATTTCAACCACGTCAAAAACATTCTACTTTATGCCGATATGCTCGATTCTAAATTTTCTAATAGGTTTTAATGAGACATAATCAGGAGTCTGATATGATGAGTAAAGATATAATAATCCCGCCGGTAATCAATCCGATTATACGGATGCAATTGGACCGGATGTATAAACATTTTAAAAAGCCTCGACATTTGGACATTGAACGCCGTTGTTATTACTGTAAACAGTGGGGCGAAGTCTGGCAGATGAAGCGTGAATATTACAGTGGCGGCAATAGACGGTTCATTCATTTTAGTTGTCATTTTAAAAAAATAATGAAAAAGTTTTGACGAAGTGCAGGGGGGCTATTACACTAAAATGAATGGATAATAAGATTTTAAAAACCGCGCTTGTCAACTGGAAGGATTTAAAACTCTTTCAGCCAACAGATTTAAAAAAGATGTCGAAGTCACAGCTTGACAAACTTAAAACATCATTAAAGCAGAACGGATTCAAAACGCCGTTTTACGTTTGGGATAACGGCAAGGAATTATTTTGCTTGGACGGACATCACCGAATACCAGTTTTAAAATTGCTTGAAACTGAAGGCGAATCAATACCCGCGAAACTTCCGGCAAACTTTGTGCATTGCAAAGATAAGAAGGACGCCAAGAAAGCCGTGCTTATATTCAACAGCCATTATGCAGACATCCAGCAGGACAGTTTAATAGACTGGATAAAGGATTTAAACTTCGACGATATAAATAGCCAGATAGATATTGATATAAAAGATATTGATTTTGACAATATTAATTCAACCGAAGACAGAGAAAAAACGTTTAAAGAGCAAGAGGTAACTTGTCCTCATTGTGAACAAAGTTTTATGGTGAAAATATGATTCCGTATATGGGTTCAAAGAGAGGATCGGCGGGCAAGATATATCAAGCCATTAAAAACATGGAACCAGACGGAAAAATCTTGGCTGATCTTTTTTGCGGGGGATTTGCAATTTCGGAATATTTTTATAAGCAGGGTTGGCAGGTAATAGCGAACGATAGCAATAAATACGTTATCGGATTATTAAAGAAAGTAATAATTGAAGGACTACCAGAAAAGGTAGTCGCGAAATTTATTTCGAGAAGCAAATTTTGGGATGTTATGAACAATCCTGATAAATATGAAGATTGGTATGTCGGTTATGTTCAATGTTGCTGGAGTTTTGGGAATAATCAGAAAACTTATCTTTTTGGGAAAGATACTGAACCAAGAAAAAAAGCAGGGCATGAATTAGTAATCAATAAAAATCCGGAACTTATTAAAAAACTTATTCCGAATATACCTCAAAAATATATAGACGGAATATTAAAACAAGACAACTGGCATAAAAGACGAATGGCTTTAAATATGGTATCAAGGAAGCTTAAAACCAGAATATATGAGCTCGAACAGCTCCAACAGCTCCAACGGCTCGAACAGCTCCAACAGCTCGAACGGCTCCAACGGCTCCAACAGCTCGAACAGCTCGAACGGCTCCAACAGCTCGAACGGCTCGAACGGCTCGAACGGCTCGAACTATCAAGTAAAGATTATAGGAAAGTTAAAATACCGAAGGGAGCAATAATATATTGCGATATCCCATATAATGGAACTGCGGAATATAAACAAGATTCATTTAATCATGTGGAATTTTGGCAATGGGTGAGAAATAAATCAAAAACAAATAAAGTATATATCAGTGAATATAATGCCCCTGATGATTTCAAGCGGATATTATCATTCGGAAGGAATAGCACGTTACATGGGGGAAATAATAAAAATCAACCGGACGAATGTTTATTCACAATGGCGAGAGCAGGCGCGTAATGGCGAAAGACGCGAAGTAAACACGATGGCAAAAGGAAAAAAGACAGGCGGGAAAACGTTTGCAATCGGCAATAAATGCGGAGGCCGGAAGTCTCTACCAGAAGACATAAAAGCCGCGAGAAATCAAAGCTACGAAGATATGTGCCGGACTGTTATTGAAGTCCGCCTGATGACACCCGGAGAAATTAAAAAGATTGATCTTGAAAAAATGCCTCTCGGTCAAAGGGCGATAATGAACGCTTATGTCAAACTCGATTATCGCGGGATAAAAGATTATGAAGATAGGCTTTGGGGCAAGGCACAGGATAAAGTCCAATTAACCGGATTGGATGAAGAAATGTTAAAAATTGAAATTATAGGTGTGCGCCCTGAGAATAAAGATACCGGACATATTATTCCCGATATACAGCCAACAACGAAGATATAAACTAATTTATGGCGGGCGGGGTTCGGGCAAGTCGTGGGCTGTTGCTATTATCTTGCTTGTTCTGGGCATGAAAAGCAAAGTCAGGATACTTTGCACACGGGAAATACAGCGGACTATTCGGGACAGTGTACATAAACTTTTTGCAGATAGGATAAACGAATTGCAATTGAGTAATTTTTACACAATTAAAAACGATTCAATCATCGGCGCGAACGGTACGGAATTTATATTTAAGGGCTTATGGAATAACGAACTTGATATTAAGGGGACTGAGGGGATTGATTATTGCTGGATAGAGGAAGCTCAGGCAATAAGCAAGAAAAGCCTGGACACGCTCATACCGACAATCAGGAATGAAAACAGCGAGATAATATTTACATACAACCCGACAAATGAAGATGATCCAGTCCATTCACAATTCAATAAAGTTGAAAGGGCGGATACTTTAAAAATTGAATGTAATTGCAGCGACAATCCCTTTTTTCCTGAAGTTTTACGGCAGGAAATGCTGTACGACAAAGCGACAGACCTTGACAAATACTTTCATATCTGGGAAGGGAAGTGCTTAAAGCATTCGGCGGCACAGGTCTTTTATGGCAAATGGGCAATAGAGAATTTCGAGACGCCTTCAGATGTAATGTTTTATTTCGGCGCAGACTGGGGATTCAGTAAAGACCCGTCAACGCTTATCCGGTGCTGGATTAAAGACAAAAGGCTTTACATCGATTATGAGTTTTACGGTGTAGGAATTGAGATTGATAAACTGCCTGAATATTTTCGGCAGATCCCGGATTCAATCAAGTTCCCGATTACGGCAGACAGCGCAAGACCTGAAACAATATCGTATATCAGGCGCAACGGGTTTCCGTTGATAAAGTCAAGCATCAAGGGGAAGGGCAGCGTTGAGGATGGCATCGAATTTCTGAAAGGTTTTGAAAAGATAATAATTCATCCGGGATGCAAACACACAATCGACGAGTTCAGGCTTTACAGTTTTAAGGTCGATAAAATGACGGGCAATATTACAAACAAGTTAGAAGATAAAGACAACCACATGATCGACGGTTTACGTTACGCCTTAGAGGATTTGATGAGACATAATATCGGCGGTATCGGTAAAGTAGTCGGATGGTAAACAAGGAGAAATATAATGCAGGACAGTAGACACGCAGAATACAACAACTGGCTCGGCGTCTGGGGCAGGATCCGCGATGCTTTAGCTGGGCAAGATGCAATCAAGGCAAAGTCAACGACATATCTGCCGAAATTAAACGGGCAGAAGGAGGATGATTATGATGCTTATCTGAAGCGTGCCCGATATATCAACTTCCCGAAGCGTGTTTTAAATATCGCCCTCGGACAGCTATTCCGGAAAGAATCGACAGGCACGGACACGATAGACGCGGAACTGTTGAAGAATATCAACCTTGCCGGGCGTGACTTTAACTACTTCTCCCGCATGATTGCGCGTGAGGTTATGGTTACGAACAGAATCGGCATTCTGGTTGATTATTCGGAAGTGCAAAAACGGCCTTATCTCACCGCGTACAAGGTGGAAAATATAATCAACTGGCAGACTGCGAATATCGACGGCATTGTTAAATTGTCAATGGTTATGCTCGAAGGTGAAATTGGACAGCCAAAGGCTGACGATCCGTACACACTGGAAACGGTTAAAATCTGGAAAGAGCTATATCTCAATGAGGCCGGTGTTTACATGACGCGGGACTGGAAGAAGATAAGCGCACAGACAGGCGGTGCTCAGTTTGAACTTGTTGCCGAGTCGATACCTGTAATAGACGGCGCGGTGTTCGATTACATACCGTTTTATCTTTGTACTTCCGACGGTATAGTCACAGAGATATCGGAATCGGCATTGATTGACCTGGTTGATGTTAACCTCGGGCATTATATCAATTCGGCGGATTACGAGAATATGTTACACTGGACAGGGGCCCGGACGATTATCGCGAAAGGATGGGACGAAAAAAAAGATTTTCCGATTGGCGGGTGCGCGGTGCTGCCGGAATCCGGGGACGTGTCTTTCCTCGAAGCCTCCAGCGACAGCGCATTGCAGGAGGCCATGAAGCGGAAGGAAGAGCAAATGTCAATTATTGCCAGTAGCTTTATCACAGGCAAAGGGCGATATGTAGCGAGCGCGGAAACGGCGACAAAGACAAGTCAAGGGGAATATGCGACGCTTGCAGATATAAGCAACGCTTTATCCGTCTGTATGACAACGATAATGGCTTTATTTAATGAGTGGGCGGGTAGCCAAGAGGAAGTATCAATCCAATTCAATACGGAATTTGAAGAGGTTACACTCGATCCGCAGGAAGCGATATCGTGGTCGGGTCTGGTTGCATCAGATTTAATGTCATGGCCGACTTTTTACCACAATATGAAAACTAAAAACGTATATCCTGCCGGCTGGGATATTGAGCAAGAAGAGGAAGCGATTAAAGCGAATCAGGAAGAAAAGATAAAAGCGCGTGATGAGCAGATGAAGCAGTTTTATCAAAATCAAATAAATAATAAAGGGGGTGCATTAAATGGGGAAGGCGATAAAGGGAATGGAAAAATCGGTAAAGAAGGCGCGGACGCAACTGATAAGGAACGCGCAGTCGAAATATAATCAGGAGGTCGCGAACGCAATCAACAATCAAGCGTTGAAGATCGAACAGCTCGAAAAGAAGATTGAAGACGCGAAGATTAAAAACAGGATAAAAGCAATCTTGAACAAAATCAAGGCGAAATTCATAAAGGTGAAAATACCGGAAGCCGTACAGCAAAAGGTGGCAAGCGCATAAATGAATTATTCAGACGCTCAATTATATGCCTTTTTACAATCTGAAAAAGAGGCCGAGCCGCTTATCAGGATTATGCTTGCCAATTACAATAAAGCGCAAGGAGACATAATCAAGGAACTGGAACGGATTTATGGTAAATATCTATCAACGGTCAATCCCGAAGATTATTATAATATCATGATCCAATATGATAGGCTGAATAAAACATTATTGGAAGTGCAATTGATTTATAATGATTATGCAAAGCAGGCGGGAAACGACATTGAGCAGATAGGCACAACGGCAATGCAGAACGTATATTATCGGCAACAGTATCTTTTGCAGTGGGCGGCCCCTGAAGGATTGGATATGGCTTTCTCAATGCTTGATCCGAAGTTGATTGAACTGACGGTCACGGGCACGGTTGACTCATGGAACGCAATTAAAAAGTCTTGGGGTGTTGATACGGCCAATCTTTATCAACCTGGATACGGGACGCTTTCAGAATTGCTTTATAACAACGACATAAAAAATATCGCCACGATACAACAGCAGATAACGCAGGGGTTTATTCAGGGATGGAGCGTGGATAAAGTAAGTGAGAACATTACAGATAAAGTCGATACGATGATATTCAACGCCGACAGAATCGCACGGACGGAAATGAACAGGGCCGCAAACGCAGGCGCGCACGCGGCATCTGTCGACGCTGAATCTCAGGGCTTGAGGATACGCCGCGTTTGGGTAGCGACGCTTGACGAAAAGACGCGCCCCGAACATCAGGAACTTGACGGGCAGGAAGTAGGCGCGGATGAGCCTTTCGAAGTAAACGGGGAGACTGCCATGTTTCCCGGTGACTTTGGAGATCCGGGCATGGATATAAATTGTAGGTGTACCGTTGCAACGTTCGCCGGGGACTTCGAGCCCGACAGCCGTATGGGTAAGAATCCGGTGACTGGAGAACTGGAAGTAATAGACTTTAAAAATTATAAACAATGGGCTGAAGACAACGGCCTGTAAAAGGAGAGGTTATGGAATTAAAAGATTTACAGGAATTTATTAAAGATGAAAAGAACGCAGGAAGCTTTAAGGAAATGGTCAAGGCACTTGGATTTGAAACGCCGGATGACATCAAGGAACTTAAAACAAAAAACAATGAGGTTATTCTTCGAAATAAAAAACTGCAAGAAGATTATGTCACATTAAAAAAAAGTGTTGACGAAGTTGACATGGAGGAGTATTCTGAATTGAAGAAGCAAAAAGAATCTTCCGGCTCTAAGGGAACCGATGAGGTTCAAAAACTTAAAAGAGACTTACAAAAAGTAACTGATTTACTAAATAATAAAAGCAAAAGTGAAGAAAAAGTAAATCAGGAATTAAATGAAACACTTATTAAAACAGAAATTATAAACAACTTAGGGTTGCATAATTTCGACAATAAATACTACGAAACAATCCTCCCGTATTTCTTAGGGAAAGCACGGGTCGAAGTTGATAACGGCAAAAGAAGCGTTGTTATCGATAACGGCGACGGCTCAGGGCTTTCACCTAAAGAATATTTCCAGAAATACAGCGAAACCGATACGGGAAAATCTTATTTAAGACAACCCGATAATCGGGGCGCGGGTTCGCAAAGCTTTAACGGCGGCGGTGGTTCGAAAACCATGAGTCGCGACAGTTGGGAAAAAATGAGCCCGGAAAGCAGATCATCTGCTGTTAAATCTGGAATAACGATAACAGATTAAATCCTTCTTATTGCCATTATCTAAAATATAAAATTTAGAGGTGGCAACATGTCTACACAAAACACATTAACAGGGTTAATTCCCATAATCCAAGAGGCACTTGATATTGTAAGTGCTGAAAAAATTGGATTTATAAATTCAGTCGCAATAAACGCAAAAGCGGAAGGCGCGGCAAAAGACGAAACGCTCCGCATTCCGATAGTCCCGGCGGCCTCAGCTTCAGCTTCATGGGCTCCCGCGCAGACAGCTCCCGACACCGGCAACATAACGGTTGGTTATGTTGATATGTCGATTGATGTGGCAAAAACACAGCCGGTCAGATGGAACGGTGAAGAAGAAAAAGGACTCAGGAACGCAGGGACTTATGAATCCATCATGCGTGATAGATTTGCCCAGGCTTTCAGGATGCATAGAAACGAAATGGAAGCTGTAATTGGCATAGCGGCGAAAAATGGCGCGTCCAGGGCTTACGGTACAGCCGGTACAACTCCTTTTGGTTCTGATATTACGGCGGCAATGGCACTTCAGAAAATCCTCGATGATAACGGTTGTTCGGAATTGGACAGATATCTCGTTATCGATACCACGGCGGCTTTTAATCTCGGTTCTCTCGTTCATCTTACACAGGTAAACACAGCAGGAAGCGATGCGCTATTGAGGCGTGGAGTTCTAACCGAACTTGCCGGATTTAAAATTATGAAATCTGGGCAGGTAGCTTATCACACTAAAGGAACGATGACAGGACAGGATGGCACGGCAATAGAGCCAGTTGGAGAAGTAAACATAGCAGTTGACGGCGGTACTTCAGGCACAATTCTTCCCGGCGACATTATAACCAAAGGCAACGAGGGCGCCGGTGCGGTAGATGCGAATAAATATGTTGTTGCTTCGGGCGGTACTGCAACAACCGTCGGCAGTTCTGGATATTTCACACTTAATACTCCGGGCGTTCTTATTATAACCGCGGTGACTGATGAATACACAATTGGTTCATCTTATCGCGCAAACATAGCTTTTCAGAAACAGGCGATTCAGTTTGTTGAAAGGCCATTGGCTTTCCCAGCAGGTGGAGATGCCGCGAGAGATAGAACGATTGTAACCGATCCGATTTCCGGGTTAAGTTTTTCGGTATCCATGTACGGCGAATATGGGCAGATGCACTATTCAATCGGATGTTGTTACACAGCGAAGGCGATAAAGCCCGATAATATTGCGATCCTATTAGGTTAATAAAAAAAATAAAATAGGAGGAAACCAATATGACTTTATCGACAGCAGAAGCAACGAAATTAAACATGTCACAGCCGGAAGCGCAGAGTTGCGATCTCGGTACGGAAGTAAAAAGCCTGCAAGATAAGCAGGCTTACTCCCCGATTTACATAATCAAGAAAATCACAGCGGACGCGACAGGCGCGGGCGGTGCGGTAACTATCCCTTATGCTTTTGAAATAATTGATGTTATCGTACAATGTACGGCCTCGAACGGGTCGGGGACGATGACTTTGAAAAAAGGCTCAAGTGCCATTACTGACGCGATAGCGATGGTGACTGACACGAACATGGCGCGGGCAGGCACGATAAATGATGCTTACTCGACAATTTTAACGACTGATACTCTTTTTGCGGATGCGAACGGCGCGAGCGACAGGGGAATCGTAACGATTGTCGGGATAAGGTCATAAGGAGGGCGTTATGAGTATAACAGCGGCGGAAGCTACAAAACTCGATAGTGCCATTCCTGAATTTCAAGCGGAAAAATTAGGCACTGCACTTAAAGCAGTACAGGACATCGGGGATTATGATCCGATTTTAATATCGCTGAATATTACAGCGGACGCGACGGCTGGCCAGGCTTTTACAATTCCTTACGCTTTCGAATTGATGGAGGTCGTTGTTCAGTCTCGTGCAACATCGGCAAGCGGGACGGTACAGATATTCAGCGGCGCGTCCGCCATAACTAATGTTATCGTTATGGAAACGGATACAGCGATGACAAGGGCGGCAACGCTCGACGATAGTAAAACAACTATATTAACGACAAGCACAATAACAGCGGTCACTCATGGCGCAGGGGATAAAGGGTTAGTGTGTTTGATAGGGTATAGAGCATAAATTTTA